TGGCAACTTATAAGGAAATAAAAGGCGTAACAGTACAAACAAGAGACGAGGATCCAGTTCTTGCAGGAGTAGCTGGAGCAACTTGGTCTAGTGGTGGCTCTATAAATACAGCTAGAAATCCTGATGGAGGTTATGCTGGAACACAAACAGCTAATTTAATTTTTGGTGGAGAACCAGCAGTAGGAAATACAGAACAATATGATGGAACTACTTGGACAGAAAAAAGCGATCTTAATACAGCACGAAGATCTGTTGGAGGTGTTGGAACTTACACAGCAGCTTTTGGAGCTGGTGGAAGAACATCAACTACTAATGTAGGAAATCACGAGCAATGGGACGGATCTTCTTGGACAGAAACAACAGATTTAAATACTGCAAAAGAAGGAAGAGCTGGGTATGGAATTCAAACAGCTGGGGCTGTGGTTGGAGGATCTCCTCAGACAGCAATTAATGAATATTGGAATGGATCTTCATGGACAGAGGTGGGAGATATACCTGGAGTAAGATATGGACTTTGTTCAGGTGGAACTTACACTGCAGCCATAGCATGTGTTGGAGAAAAAAATCCTCCTACACCAAAAGAAACAAATGAAGCCTTTACATGGGATAGTTCTTCTTGGACTGAAGTTGCAGATGTTAATACTCCTAGAACAGGCACATTCTGTGGTAATGGAACACAAACAGATTTTTTAATGGCAGGAGGAACTAAACCATCTAATTCACCTGCTGTAACGGCATTAACAGAACATTGGAACGGTACTTCATGGACTGAAGTTGCAGATTTAGCCACTGCGGTTAGAGGACAAGGTGGAGGCGGATCAGGATCTTCTGCAACAGCAGCTATAAGTTCTGGTGGTACGCCAGGCCCTGCTCCTAATGGTCATGCTGCAGCAACAGAGGAATTTAACGCAGCGCCGGTAACACAAGATAAATTAGTTGAAGGTATGCTGTTCTTATCTGGAGGCACAACGTTAAAAGGTTTTGGAAAAGCGGCTGGAATACCAGCAGCGACTTTTGCTTCAGGTGGTAGTTTAAATACAGCTAGAGGCTATCACGGAGGTGCGGGCACTGACCACGAAGCTTTATTAGCCTTTGGTGGAACAACTGGTACTGCTGTAAATAATGTTGAACAATATAATGGATCAAGTTGGTCGGAAGTTGCAGAGATTAATACTACAAGAGCTAATGTAACTGGATTTGGTTCTAGCACAGCTGCTATTGCAGGAAACGGATCTACACCTGATAAATCTCAAGTGGAAAGCTGGAATGGAAGTGCTTGGACTGAAATTGCAGAATTAAATACTTCAAGAAGTGATTCGGCTAGCGCTGGTATTCAAACTAGCGGAATGGTTGCTACAGGAACGCCTGTTCCAGGAAACCCTGCTCTTCAACCAGGAGGAACTTCAACAGTCACTGAAACTTGGAATGGAACGAGTTGGACAGAGGTAGGCGATACAAATACAAAAAGATTACAAGCAGGAATGGCTGTAAGTGGTACAACATCTGCTGGTATAATAGCGGCCGGTGAGGACGGACCAGGATCAAGAACTGTAAATGCTGAAACATGGAACGGAACAAGTTGGACTGAAGTTAGTAATATTTCACAACAAAGAGGAACGATTTATAATTTTATGGGTCATTCAACATCTGCAAATATGGCAGGTGGCTATAGTGGAACAGCTAGAGTAGCTAACAATGAACATTGGAATGGAAGTAGTTGGACAGAAATAAATGATTTATCTACAGCTAGAAATGCAGCTTTTGGTGCAGGCTCAGCTGTTAACGGAGCAGTGTTTGGTGGAGATACTGGAGATTATCAAAGTGCTACAGAAGAGTTTATAGCAGACAACGCGTTATCTACAGTAACCGTATCGTAGACTTGACCTTTATATAGAAAGGTATATAAAGACATCAGAATGAATAAAGGAGATAGAATGTCAAAAGAAAAACGTAATATAGCTACTAAGCTAGAAACCGAATCGAAGTATTTAACAAACATATTAGATAAAGATGATGTTAAAAATTTTAAAAAATTAATACCAGAACTACAAGATACATGGATGAAGAAACAAATGTTTCGTACAGAAACAGAAATGAGATTCTCTGTGTTATCAGATAATAAATATCCAACTAAAGCTGCAAAGTATTGGCAATCTGTAAGAGAGCAGAATACACACTTTGAAAACTTAGTTCACCTATCATTTGATGCTAGGAAGAATGAAGTTGAGATAAAGAAACTACAAAGAGATATTAAAAAAGAAAAAGATCCATTAGAGAAAGAACTTAAACAAGTAGAGTTAGAAGAAAAACTATATGCAAAAGCTCAAATGGAACTTGTAGCTAAACATAGGATGAGAGAAGTAGCAACTTGGTCTAAACTTAAAAAAGAGTTTGATGATGGTAACTTTGATAAGAACGATGTGAACACGCACCAAGCTAAGTCATATCTATTAAGATTACAAAGACAGAAAGAAACGATAACACCTGGTACATCACAACCTGAAGTGTTTAATGTATTAGGACAACTAGAAGCTTTAGAAAAAGGTTTAAGAGAAAACACTTTATCTTTAGACAGTAAGAAAACTAAAAAATTAAAATGAAGTTCGACTTTGTTTATTTAGGTCAGACGGTCTTAAAATACCAGGTCCCTTTAGAAATATTTGTAGGTCTTAATGAGATCTACGAAAGACAAAAAAAACAATTACCAAAAGCCAACAAACAGTTAGTAGGTAAAATACAAGACGAAGTATCTTTATTTTATTCTGGCCCCAACAACGATAAGATGCATCAACATTCTTTTTTACCACAAGACATACTTCAGTGGTTTGATTCTATATTTAATCACTATTTAACTTGGAATAAAATTGGTGAAAACTATAGATCTATAAATTCTATTTGGGTTAATGAGATGAAAGCACATGAATATAATCCCGTGCATATTCATCAAGGTAAACTGTATACAGGTTTATCTTCTGTCATGTGTTTAAAGTTACCAAAAGATACAGGTGTAGAATATTCTGCTGAAGAGAAGCCTATGAATGGTAGACTACAAATTATTGGTTCAGCTAACGGACAGTTTTCTAAAACAGATTACGCTCCTGAAATGAAGATTGGAGACTTTTATGTTTTTCCTTATGACATGAGACACTGCGTATATCCATTTAACGGAACTAAAGAAACAAGAAGAACATTAGTTTGTAATGTCGATGTTGATTATAACCCTGTATCTTCAAGAACTGGATCGGGGCAAACAGAATGATACCAAGAATGCCACGATGGCAATCTTATGTTGCCACAACTACACAACCTATCTTTACACCTGAACAATGTAAAATGATTATAGACGCAGGTCATCAGTGTGCACCTGAACAAGCTAAAGTAGGTGGGGGTGAATCAGGTAAGTATGACACAAAAAAACGAGTGACAACGATATCTTGGATACCTTTTGATAAATTACCACAAATGTATAGAGTTATTGAAAATCAATTATCCATTGTAAACTTAAATCATTTTTATTTTGATGGTGTAAAACTAACAGAACCTGCACAGTTTACAGTCTATCCTAAAAAAGGTTTTTATGATTGGCACATGGATTTAAATGCGTTTGGTCAAGACGGTCAGAATCCAATACGTAAAATATCTATGACTTGTTTATTATCAGATCCATCAGAGTTTACAGGTGGTGATCTTTTGTTTTCAGAGATGGGAGACAATAAACCCCTGCCCTTGAAACAAGGACAAGCTATATTCTTTGCATCATTCTTAAGACACAAAGTTGCACCTGTTAAAAAAGGTGTGAGAAAATCTTTAGTAATGTGGTTTGGAGGACCACCGTTTAAATGAACAAATTAATTGATAAAGTTATTAAATGGCATCAAGATAGAAATCTTATAGAAGGAAGCACAGATCAAGCTCAAATTTTAAAACTTATAGAAGAACTAGGTGAACTTAGTAACTCTGTTTGTAAAGGGAAAGATATAAAAGATGATCTTGGCGACATGATGGTTGTTATGATTAACATTATGAAAAGAAATAATTTAACCATGGAGGAGTGTTTAAGTGTTGCTTACGAAGATATTAAAAATAGAAAAGGTAAAATTATAGATGGAGTTTTTGTTAAATGAGTCAACTTCAAAGAAAGATATTATTTCCAACTGCTGTTTATTTTAAAGATATACCTAACGCTAAAGAACTTAATAAATATTTATTTAAAGAAATAAAAAAGTGGCGTAAAGCAGATCCTGAAGGAGAGAAGAAAACAAACTCTGGTTTTGGTTGGCATAGTAAAACAGATATGGATAAGAGAAAAGAATACAAACCTCTTATCGATGAATTATTTAAGATGGCTTACGAGTGTAATAAAGATTTTGGTATTGAAGGTAAACTAGGACTTGGTAATATGTGGGCTAATATCAATCCAACCTACAGTTATAATAAAACACATACACATCCTAATTCTATGTGGTCAGGTGTATACTATATTAAAGTGCCCAAAAACTCAGGCAAACTATTTTTAGAAGATCCTAGACCAGGACCAAATACACATATGCCTAGAAGAGTAGATAATCTACCTGAACAATTATGGAGAGTATGTGCTTATGAACCCATGGAAGGACGTAT